GGATCGTGCTTGTCTTTCTGCATGTAATAATTGTGCATCTGACATAGCCACTTTTGCTTTTTGTTTGTTTGAATAAATTTTCGATCCTGCAGATACTGCTAATTTTATTGCTTGAAACCACATTATTTTACTCCTATAAATTTAAATCCTTTTATTGCTGCACCCATACCACGAATTCCATCTGGTCTATGAGGACAAGTCATAGAATTCATTTTTCCTTTTTTCATTTTAATTGGTGGTACTTGTGGGTTAGGCCCTTTTTTTGGAGGAGGACCACTTGAAACTCCACCAGAATTGTACGCTTTGAAATTAAAAAAATTATCTTTTGGTTTTATTAACAATGGATCAATCGGTTTATTGGGTAATATTGGATTTACAGAGGAGCTATCTTCATTACCTCTATTAATATTTTCAGTAGTTGATTTTTTCTTTTTTCTGTTAGGTGCAAATGGAGTATTTGCATCGATCATTTTTTTATATAAAAAACCACCGCCAGGTATTACTAATCCCGCAGCTAATGCTATGGCTTTATTTGCATAAGTAGTGCTTGGACTTATCACTGATCTAGCGGCTTTTCTTTGTGCATCAAGTGCTTTTTTATTTTTAATTGACAAACTTTGTCGACCTCCAAATTGCGCATTAGGATCTCTTCCTCCACCTCTTGTTCCACCAGTTGCACCAGTTCCTGGAGACATCGCTTTACCTTCTTTTGTCTCAGCTTGTGCACCTGCAAATGCTTTCATTACATCAACACCTTTAATAGTGCCTTTATTCTTTGCAGCATAAAAAACTTTTTCAGCATTTTTACCATACTGTTTTTTCATCGCTGACATTATTTTTTTACCTTTATCTGTAAGTGGCATTATGCAAACTTCTTTCTTAAATTAATTTTAGCTTTTTTAGCAATGTTTACTACTTCTCTTTTACCCATAACTTTAGCACGTTGTTCCATTACTGTTAAGATCTGTATTTTTCGTGCAAAAGGTTTTTTAATTTTATTAACTTTAGTTACTGTATTTCTAGCATCTGTTGGTGTAGCAAATTGAATCTTGACTGTATCCCTCGGATTTTCATCAGTATACAATCTTCTATCAGAGCCTTTTGGTTTTTTACCAGTTCCTTTTTTAGGATCAGCCATAATTATTTTTTCTTCCTAGCAATTTCAAGTTTCTCTTCTGCAATTCTAATTCTTTCTGCAGCTTGAGCCTCATTATTTTCTAATTTCATCTTTTCAATGTCTAATTGTTCCTCATTTTGGTTTTCTTTGATATCCATATTCATCATAGACTCATCTGCTTTTCGTTGCATATCCATAGCTCTAAGATCTAACTCTCTTTGTTTCAACATTACAATAGGATCTTGTTTTTGACCCATAGCTTCTGATTGTGCAAGTTCAATTGTTAACTCTGCAACTTTTTGAGCGATCATAGCTTCAATTCTAATCTGTGCTGCTTCTGGGTCTGCTTGTAACATTTGTTGCATCTCAGGATTATTTTCAATTGCTGCACCAACTTCTCCTTGAGCAAGTAATGAAACGTGCTCAGATATGTGTGATTGAAGTGCTGCATACACTTGAGGATTAATTTGAACCATTCTTGTAGAAATAAATGCTCTATGAGCTGCAATATGAGCTTGATGATCTTGAGTTGGAAACGCTTTAAGTGGTTTCATCATTAATGCTTCCATATTTTCTGTTGCTGGGTCTTTTGGTACAGGTCTTTCTAAAGGTTTTAGTATTTGGTCTATATCTTGAGTCCCCAATGCTTCATATACTCTTCGATATGCCTCTCTCAAGTTGTGCATCATAGGATTTGACATAGCAATCTTTAAATTTTCGTTTGCAAGTGTAACTCTTTGCGCCATACTCATGATATTTGGGTCGGCAACTGGAATTACGTCTACTCTTTCGTCAAAATCAGTTTGTTTTACCGCCTGATCTGCACCATATACTGAATATGGGTAGATTGGTGGTAGATATGTTGCAAAAACTTTAGATAAAAGTCTAAATTCTCTTCTCATTGAGTAGTAACATCGCTTGTGTATAGCACTCATGACCCTCGAACCTCTCTCAAGTAGAGAAACAGTGGTACCAACAGCTCTATTTTGCATATCATTACCTGTATCCATGTTAGTTATAGCTGCAAACTTCTGACCTGCTTGAACTACGAAGCCCATTAGTTGGTATAATGTAGATGATGGCTCTTTAAATGGTAAAATTTGAAACTGATCTTTGATATTTCCACCCGGTGCGTCTACATCTCTGAACTCTCCTGGTTGAAAAGGCTGATCATCATCTCTAATTCTTATCCCTCTAGACTTAAATCCAGCTGGTAAGTTAGATAATGTACCAGCGTCTAATAATTGTCTTAGAGATTGTGTAGCTGTTCTACTTAATCCACCAATCATGTGAGTTAAACCAAAGCCATAAAAGCCTAATCCTGGTAAAAATTTGAAATGAACAAAGTATTCTTTACGCTTTTTTGTTTCATCACTCATATCGTAGTTACGATAGATAGATAAAATTTCACCTGAGCCTTCATCTATTGTTACAATGTATGGAACTTTAACTTGTTTGTCTGCGTCTTGCATTTCAAATTCTTCTAAATTGCAATCAACATGCATTTCTAAAATCGAAAAAGAATATTGTTTATCTCCTCCTGGAGTTACCCCTTCTAATTCCTGATATTTTTTTTCTATCTCGGTGGGGCCACTAGATGATGGTTTTAATTCTACATCCCTATAGAATCCTGCTTGTTGTTTTTTTAAAATTTCATTTTCACCCATTTTAATTACGTGAGTAATTCTTTCACAATCCATTAAATCTGTGGCGTAGTATGGAACTACTAAGTCTTCTGCAGGAATAAACTTAGATACAGCTCTTTGCATAACTTCATCATAGTAAACTTTTTTAAATGCAGATCCTGCAAGTGCTAAATAAAATAATAATTGATCAAACTCTGGAGTATACTCCTCCATCTCTTCTGTAATCATATAATTCATAAAATCTTGAACACGCTGAGCTTGATTTATTTTTTGATCATCTTCAATTCCTAAGACTCTTGTTCTTACAGGTCCAGATGAGGGTAATAATTCTTTATAAGCTTGCGCTTGAAATTGTGTGACTGCCTCTGATAATAGTGGATGAGTCACGGATGCCGACCCTTTAAATGGTCTTGTCATCACAGTGTGTTTAATTCCAAGTAGATCTAAATTGTTTGTGTAAGAAGTTTCCCAATCTTTTCTTGAAACTCTATCTTTTTTATAATCGTCTAACAATTGATTAGACATTCTTTGAAGCACTTCATCAGACATGTCCTCTGCGAGATTTTTAAAAAATTCTTCAGTTTCATTAACAGCTTGTTCTACTGTAGTTTCATTAGAATCTCCTTCTAACTCAACATTAATCTCTTCTGATTCAGGAGTGTCTTGCTCCTCAACAATTGCTTTATCGATTTCGGCCATTAATACATTTTTGTAGGTTTCGTTCTAGCCATTCCGCCACCACGAGCCTTGATCATACTTCCACTTTTAAATAAAGGTTTATCAAATGTAAATCCAAACAAACCAGGATTTTTTTTAGTAGTATTTTTTTTCATAGAAGATGTTCTTTTTTTTAATCTTTCAGCATCTTTAAATTTTCTAAATTCTTTTTTATTAGCAAAAGTTTTACCACCGGTTTCAATTTTTCCACTTTTTAAAATATTAATAGATTTTTGATTTAAATCACTAACTTTTTTACCACCTTGATAAATTCCGGTTCCACTCCCAAGATTTGAATCTCTATTTATAAATTTAGTTTTAGTATTACCTACTCCTTTGTTTATACCATCTTTAAAAACATTACCTGTTGAATCTACTTTTAATTTTGGAAATGTTTTAGTAACTTTTGTTTTAGCGATTGGCAAGCTTGTTTTACCTCTCATAGCTACATCTGAAGTCATTGCTTTTCTAGCTGAAGCTATTTTATCTCCTGCAATTCCAGATGCTGTTTTACCACCTAGCATTCCTA